GTCGTTGTACGACGGGTTCACCATGTTCCTGATGGTGCGCTCGGCGTTGCCGTCAGCCGCCAGCTTGTCCTTGAGCGCTGATCTGGTGAGGTACGGTGCACCGCCCAGATCCTCCGCACCGCTGGCCCACCAAGCGTTTTCCCACACCTTCCTAAACCCATCTATCTTGGAGTCCTTCTTAGTCGGTGCTGCTGGGGCTTGCGATTCAATAACCACGGCGCTAGTTACCGCCTGATTATCTTCGTCATACCAGCCCGGAATAGTTACCTGCTGCAAATCCAAGAATACCGGCTTTGCAAGCTCCGCATCCTTGGACTTTCTCTGCACCAATTGCATGGGGCTATTTGGCCCAGCGGGGATCACACTTATCTCAATATCTAATGCACCGCGCCAAGCTGAGGATCCTCGGGCACGGTGCTGGGCTTCCTCGGATACGCCGGTGTGATGCACCAGAATCACCGAGCAATCAAACTCCTGCATGAGATTGCCGCAAGCGTCCAGCATGGTCTTGGCGTCTTGGGCGCTGTTCTCGTCGCCGGCTAGGAAGCGGTGAAGTGTATCTACAACAACCACCTTTGGCGGGCTTGGCAGCATGCGGATGTGCTCGATCACCTTCAGGTAGCCAGCGGGCGTGTTCAGATCACAGCCATGCTTGGACAGCCACATATTGATCGGGCCGGGCTTGTGCTGGTGCTTCCAGGCCGCAATGCGTCCACGAAGTCCGTGGTGACCTTCACCGGCCAGATACACCACGTTGCCGTGGCGCACTTTGTTGCCGCACCAGTCGGCACTAGAGCTGGCGATACGCAGACACCAGTCCAGAACGACGAACGTCTTGCCACCGCCAGATGGGCCATGAACCATGACGAGAGCGTGGTCTTGGATCCAGCGCTTGACCAGCCACGAGATGGGACTTGGCTGAGCAGAGAAGTCGTCTGCGGGGACTAGCCAATCGTCGGCAGCGGGTGCGAGAAGGCTCGCCAAATCGTTGCCAGCTTGGGCATAATCATTAGCATCACCAGATTCTGGAGGCATAACCATGCGCGCTCCAAACTTGGCGCAGGCCTGCTCGGCGTAGCGCTGGCCAACGCCGGACTTGTCATTGTCAGCCACGATCACCAGATCCTGCGCTGCACCATAAATCTCCCGCAACTTGCCGGTGACCGTCACGAGGTTGGAGGCCGAGTAAGCAATGACCACGGGCCGATCAATCGTTTCGTGAATCGTTGCAGCGGTGGCAAAGCCTTCTGCGACGTAGATGGTGCCCGGTTCGTCCGAGCTACCGAGCTGCCAGAACTTACCGCCCGTTTGACCGCCAGGGTGATAGAGTTTGCCGCCTTGATGGTCGATGTACTGAAGGCTCGATAGCGTCCCATCGGCATCGTAGAGCGGCACGACTAAGCGTCCATCACCGGTAATGCGTGCGCCATGCACGCCAATGCCCTTGGCTACGAGGTACGGATGCTCAGGGCTGGCGGGGTTTGCGTTGGCCCAGATCTGCTCGACCGTTTCGCTTGCCACTTGGTGCTGGCGCTCAAGGGCCGCATCACGCAGAGCCTTGGCCTCAGCCAGACGCTTTGCGTTGGCCATCTCCTCGGTGTGCGTGAGCTTGCGCCCAACCTCGGCGCGCCAAGTCACCTCAATGCCCGATCGCCAGCAGCCAAAGCGCCCAGCGGGAATGCCGTCACCGAAGACCAGATACCAACCCGGTTTATCGCCATGACCGGGCGAACCTTTGCTACCCGATTTGAATCGGTGAATCTTGCCGTCCAGATGCACCTCATCAGGCGGCTCAAGACCCGCTGCGCGAATAGCGTCAATGAGCTGAACGTCAGGAGGAGCGATCTGTCGCTGTGGCGTGGGTGACCACGGGCCACCTAGGATGTTAGAGAGGTCAGCCATTGACCGACTCCCGATCTGCCTTGAGTTCGCCCTCGGTCTTGACCTCCAGCTCATACTGGCGAGACATCGGGGGCCGCTCTCCCCAGGCGTAGATCACCTGGGGCCACACTCCTAGTGCATCCGCTAATTTCTTCGTGCCGCCGTAGTAGGCGACAGCTTCTTCAGTCTTCATTTTTGTCCTTCTGGATTTTTTTTCATGCGGTGTTGACATCGTACCGCGAAATCGACTAGAGTTACAACACACCTCGAACTGATTTCCAGAAGGAGGTGCAAAAACAGGAGTGCCGCATGGCAATCAATCTAAAGACCACTGGCAGTCTATCTGCCAACGGCGTCAAGCTGCTCGTTTACGGGCAAGCCGGTGCCGGTAAGACCAGCCTCATCAAGACGCTGCCCAACCCCATCGTGCTCTCGGCCGAGGGTGGCCTGCTGTCCATTCAGGACGCAGACATTCCCTACATCGAGATCGCCTCGATGGACGATCTGCGTGAGGCTTTTAGCTGGTGCAAGGACAGCGCCGAGGCTGGACAGTTCAAGTCCGTGGCGCTGGACAGCATCAGCGAGGTGGCAGAGGTTGTCCTCAACCACGAGATGAAGAAGAACAAGGACGGCCGCGCAGCGTATGGTGAGATGAACACCACGATGCAAGAGCTGATCCGCGCATTCCGCGATCTTCCGGGCAAGCACGTTTACATGAGCGCCAAGCTGGAGAAGTCGCAGGACGAGATGGGCAAGATGCTCTACAACCCCGGAATGCCGGGTAAGAGCCTGACCCAAGGCCTGCCGTACTTCTTTGATGAGGTGCTGGCCCTGCGCGTAGAGCGCGATGCCGAGGGCGTGACCCAACGGGCCATCATGTGCGACAGCGACGGACTGTGGCTGGCCAAGGATCGCTCGGGCAAGCTCTCCGCTTGGGAAGCACCGGATCTGGGTGCGATCATCCAGAAAATTGGGGACAGAGCATGACTGACCTCAAAGAACTAAGCAACGACTGGTTGCGCTGGAAGACCTCCGAGGAGGAGGCCGTCACCGAGCGCCGCAAGATCGAAGACCAGATCGTCAAGATGCTGGGCCTACCCGAGGCGTTTGAGTCCACCGAGACAGCCGAGCCTACGGGCTTCGTGGTCAAGATCCAAGGCCGCATTGATCGCAAGGTGGACTCCACCAAGCTGCAAGAGCTGGCCGCAGAGATGGGCCTCTCGGATCACCTCCCCAATCTGTTCAGGTGGAAGCCTGAAATCAACATGTCAGCCTGGAAGCAGGCAGACGAAGCAATCACTCGCCCTCTGGCTGGTGCAATCACGGTCAAACCGGGCCGTCCGTCTTTCAAAATCACTGTTAAGGAGTAATCATGGCTTTCCTACCCGAATCTTTTGACGCCAACGAACTGCCCAAGGGCAACACCGGTGCTTTCGAGCCCCTGCCCGCTGGCTGGTACACCGCCACCATCAGCCAAGCCGAGCTGAAGGACACCAAGGCTGGCACCGGCCAGTACATCAAGCTGCGCTACGACATCACCGGCCCGTCGCATCAGGGGCGCGTTGTGTTTGGCAACCTGAACATCAAGAACCCAAACCCCAAGGCTGAGGAGATTGGCCGCGCTGATCTTGGCGAGATCATGCGGGCGATTGGTCTGGGCAAGGTGACCGACACCGACCAGCTCATTGGTGGCCAGCTCGGTATCAAACTCTCCATCAAGGAAGACGCGCAGTACGGTGCTGGCAACGAAGTAAAGGGCTACAAGTCTATGTCCGGTAGCCCCGCTCCGGTGGCAACGGTGGCCGCTGCCCCTGCCCCTGCCGCAGCAAAGAGCGCTGCGCCGCCTTGGGCTAAGAAGTAAAAAAATAGCCCGGTTTTTACGCCGGGGGCAATCAAACAACTAAACAAGGAGTGGGCAATGCAAATACCCGAGTCGGATCATAGCATCCAGGCGCTGATTGACAAGCACCACGAGCAAAAGGCTGAAGCCCCTAGGCCGCACCTAGGCGTCAGCACGCTGGGCCATGTGTGTGACCGCTGGCTTTGGCTATCGTTTCGGTGGGCCGTACAGCCCAAGTTCCCCGGCCGAATCCTGCGCCTGTTTCGCCGTGGCCATCAGGAGGAGGCGAACATCATTGCCGATCTGCGGGCCATTGGCGTAGACGTTCGCAAGGTATCTACCCAGCACCGGGTGGATTTCGGCAGTCACGTTTCTGGCTCACTGGACGGGATCATTGAGAAGGGCGTGCCCGAAGCTCCGAAGGCCCAGCATGTGGCCGAGTTCAAGACTCACAGCAAGAAGTCATTTGAAGACATGGTGAAGAACGGCGTGGAAAAATCCAAGCCCGAGCACTTTGTGCAGATGCAGGTCTACATGCACGGCACGGGCATTGAGCGGGCGCTGTATGTCGCCGTCTGCAAGGATGACGATCGGATGCACACGGAGCGCATTCACTACGACAAAGAGATCGCAGAGAAGGCCGTGCGCCGTGGGCATTACCTTGCATTGTCAGAGCGCATGCCACCGCCGATCAGCGATGACCCGAGCTGGTATCAGTGCAAGTTCTGCGACGCACACAAGTTCTGCCACGAGACCAAGACCACGGAGCACGCCAACTGCCGCACCTGCGCTCACGCTACGCCCAAGTCCGACAGCACATGGCACTGCGCCCGCTGGGATGATTCGATTCCGCTAGATGCACAGCGCACGGGATGCGAGAGCCATGTGCTGCACCCTGATCTGGTGCCGTGGCAACGCAAGCCTGGGCCTGACGAGTGGAAGGCGATCTATGTGATCAATGGCAAGGACGTTGCCAATGGCCAGCCGGGTGACGGCGTGTTCAGCAGCCGCGAGATATTGGCCAATCCGAGCGAGTGCGCTAGCCCTGGCGAGCTGGTGGCACAGTTGCGGGAAGAGTTTAATGGAAGGATTGTGGGGTGAGAGTATTAATCGCATGTGAATACAGCGGACGAGTGCGAGATGCTTTTAGAGCGCTTGGGCATGACGCCATGTCTTGCGATCTTTTGCCGACAGATTCTCATGGGCCACACTACCAAGGCGATGTTTTTGACATCATTAACGACGGATGGGATTTGATGGTCGCGCATCCGCCCTGCACTTACCTCAGCGTCAGCGGTATGCACTGGACGACGCGGGGGCTGCGCGATCCGCAACTGACCGAAGACGCACTAGCGTTCGTGCAGCGCCTGATGGACGCGCCGATTGATCGCATCGCCATCGAAAACCCCGTCAGCATCATCAGCAGCCGCATACGCAAGCCTGACCAAATCGTACAGCCGTGGTGGTTTGGCCACGACGCCAGCAAAAAGACTTGTCTGTGGCTCAAGAATCTGCCGCTGCTTACGCCGACCAACATGCTGCCAGGTGACACCAAGACGCGTCGGGGAAACCAGACGGCCAGCGGCCAGAACAAATTGCCGCCCAGCAAAGACCGCTGGAAGATTCGCAGCGAGACTTACCAAGGAATTGCCGATGCTATGGCGCACCAGTGGGGTGGCTGATGCTCCGTGACTACCAACAGCGCACCATAGACCAGCTCTATGCTTGGTTCTCTGCGGGCAACGCTGGCAACCCGTGTCTGGTGCTGCCCACCGGGTCAGGCAAGAGCCACATCGTGGCGGCGCTATGTAAGGATGCATTGCAAAATTGGCCCGAGACTCGGGTGCTAATGCTCACCCATGTCAAGGAATTGATTGAGCAGAACGCCGAGAAGATGCGCTTGCACTGGCCCGCCGCACCGATGGGCATCTATAGCGCTGGCATTGGCAAGCGAGACATTGGCGAGCCGATTACGTTTGCTGGCATCCAGTCCGTGCGAACGAAGGCCGAGATGCTGGGCCACCTTGATCTGGTGATCATTGACGAGTGCCACCTTGTCAATCACAAGGAGGAGGGGGGATATCGCAAGCTCTTGGCCGATCTCAAGGCAATCAACCCGGCGCTGCGCGTTGTGGGGCTTACCGCCACACCGTATCGCCTGGGGCATGGCCTGATCACCGACAAGCCCGCGCTCTTTGATGCGCTGCTGGAGCCGGTGAGCATTGAGGAACTGGTGTTCAAGGGCTACCTGTCTACGCTGCGATCGAAGGTCACCAGCGCCAAGCTCGATACGTCCGGCGTCAAGAAGCGCGGTGGCGAGTTTATTGAGAGCGAACTGCAAGCCGCCGTGGACACGGACGACAACAACCAGCGCGTGGTGCAGGAGGTGATTGACCTAGCTGGCGATCGCAAGGCTTGGCTGGTGTTCTGTACTGGTGTGCAGCACGCCGAGCACGTTGCTGAAGTCCTGCGCCAGCATGGAGTGGCCGCACAGTGCGTCACTGGAGAGACGCCAAAGGCCGAGCGCAAGCGCATGCTCAATGATTTCAAGGCCGGCAAGCTGCGTGCGCTAACGAACGCTAACGTGCTGACAACGGGGTTCGATTACCCCGATATTGACCTGATCGCCATGCTGCGCCCGACCATGAGCGCGAGCCTCTATGTCCAGATGGCAGGCCGTGGGATGCGCGTCAAGAGCCACACCGATCACTGTCTGGTGCTTGACTTCGCTGGCGTGGTGGAGATGCACGGGCCGATCGTAGCTGTGCAGCCCCCCAAGAAGGGCGGTGACGGAGACGGCGAAGCCCCTGTCAAAGTCTGCGACAACTGTAGCGAACTGGTGCATATCTCGGCCAAGGAGTGCCCTGTCTGTGGCCATCCCTTCCCCGAGCCAGAGGAGAAGAAGCTCAAGCTCCGCAACGACGACATCATGGGGATGGAGGGTAAAGACTTTGAGGTGACGGGCTGGAGCTGGCGCAGGCACATCAGCAAGGCCAGCGGCAACCTGATGCTCGCTTGCACCTACTACGGGAGCCTGTCAGACAAGCCGATCACCGAGTATTTCCCCGTGCTAAACGATGGATACGCTGGGCAGATGGCGCTGCAAAAGCTGATGACGATTGCCGAGAAGAGCGGGTCAGATCTGTCCGAGATTAGCCGCCTGAAGGGCGCAGAGGCGCTTGATTACATCGTCATCCAGATGGGCAAGTCGAAACATCCGAACGCAATCGAATATCGGATGGACGGTAAATTTTTCAAAGTCGTAAGGAGGACATGGGATGAGACACGCGGAGCCTGAAGTTGTGACGATGTACAAGGAGTGGATCAAGGCTGGCCCGCCCAGGTGCTGCCACACCTGCGAGCACTACGGGACTGATGGCCTGTGCATTGAGTTCTGGATGCAGCCCCCACCGGAGTTCGCCGCCTCCGTGGGAGAGTGTGACAAATGGCAGCAGGAGGTTTCGTTTTGACTGATGCCGTACCGAGCGAGCATTTTGAGCAGCGCGAGCTGGTGAAGTGGTTCCGCCAGACCTTCAAGGGCGTGAGGATCTTTGCAATCCCCAACGGAGGCGTTAGAAGCCTCTCTACGGCCTCGAAATTGAAGGCTGAAGGGGTGAGTAGCGGGGTGCCTGATCTGTGCGTCCCAGCGTGGCGGCTGTGGATTGAGATGAAGCGGGTTAAGGGCGGCTCACTGAGCGCCGAGCAGAAGGATTGGATCGCGTACCTAGAAGGTGTGAAATACTGGTGTATAGTGGGCAAAGGTGCTGAGGACGCCAAGACAAAGATCCTCGCTTTCAAGGAACAACATGACAAAAGATC